CATGCTTGAAGCTCTTTAAAGAGAGCAACGAGAGGTGCGCCAAATTCGTCCTAAAACCAGAGTCTACTTTCGATGAACAAGTCATTGGGGAAGTTCGATCCCTTTGGCTTGACCTCGTCGGTAACGGACCCGAGTCTAATCTACCATTGTCGGATATCCTTGACAATGGCGGGGTTGGACCCGGTGCCAACTTAGGTGCTCGATCTTACAACTTTTACACAAAGTTGTTCGACGGGCCTCTAACTGGCACATCAGAGCGCTTATACCGCTTATACCGTTACTCCATCATGGCCAACCCAACGCACCTTGCCGCAGAGAAAACGCGGGAAAAGCGCTATGGGCACCTGATGGTGGCAGGGAACCGTCTATCTTTTGTTCCGAAGACGTCAGAAATTTCGAGAAGTATCTGTACCGAACCTACTCTGAACATGTATCTTCAGAAAGGCCTCGGTTTCGTCCTAGAGCGTTGGCTCAAAGAGAGGTTTAAAATTGACCTCTCCCGACAGCCTATTCTCAACAGACGACTGGCGCGTCTAGGTAGCGTCGACGGGTCCTACGGGACCATCGATCTATCTAGTGCGTCAGACAGTATATCGCTCTTGATGTTGCGGGCAATCCTGCCAGCCGAATTACTTGACTGGTTGGAACTTGCAAGATCGCCCACTGTCACCTTCCCAGATGGCAGTGTGCAAGAGCTATATATGGTGAGCTCTATGGGGAATGGTTTTACTTTCCCTCTAGAAACTCTCGTTTTCTCGACCATTGTTCTGGCCTGTTACCGTGTCTTAGGTATTGCACCTAAGTACGAACGGAGCGGACCGCGCAACTGGGCTGTGTTTGGTGACGATATCATTGTCCGAAAGGACGCATATGAATTCGTCATCAGATCACTCCGGCTGTTCGGTTTTACTCCAAACGACCACAAGTCGTTCAACTCAGGCTCGTTCCGTGAATCTTGTGGAGGTGACTACTTTAGAGGCCTTGATATTAGAGGCGTCTATTGCCGGTCACTTAAAACAAGTGCTGACGTCTACTCCTTGATAAATCGACTGATTAGGTGGTCGACGAAGACAGGGGTTTTGATTACTCAAACCGTCTCCTACCTTAAGCGGCAGGTAGAATTTCTACCTATCCCGTTTTCGGATGGGGACGGTGAAGGGATCAAGACTCCGTATCCGCCGATCGGACTACCTAGAGACCGTAACGGCTCTGTTAAATACAGGGCTCTTACTAAGGTCTCGAAGAAAATCCGTATGCCTATATCAGAAGACCAGCGGCTGTTTTTCCGTCATCGACAAAGTACCCGAGAAATCGGGTACAACGCTGATGGGTTGATGGTCGCCTTCGTAGGAGGATTTATCCGGAACGGATCTGTCGGGGTACAAAATACTACTGACAGATTCAAAGTCCGAAATCGTGTTGCAGCTAGTTGGCCGAGCTGGAAGCCGCCTTATAATCTGAGAGATCAGATCGATAGGATGCTTCTTCGCCCTGCTGATTTTGCCTTACGCAACTCGTCGGCGGAGCCTTTAACTGCTCCAGAAGGTGACTGGGAAGTCACCTTCGACCTTTACAACTAATAAGAGTAAAGGAACCGTTTTAAGGCTAATACACCAGTAATGGTGCAGCCTTTTGACGCCC